ACCGCTACCACGTCGACCCGCAGCCGGTCGAGCTCTTCGAGATAATCAATCTCCGTTCGCGAATAACGAGCGTCCAACGCAAGCGAGTATTCGCCACCCGAGTTGATTCGAGCGACAATTGCTTGGCAGGCTTCGTCGGCTGGTGAGATTGTCAGTGTCATTTTATTTGCTGCGTGTGAATTCTAATTTGGCCCAGCGTCCGGTAGTAAGGCTTGCTCGATCCCATCGGCCTGACCTCGTAAATGGCCCCGCTTCCGACTGTGATACGATCCCCTCGGACTGGATCCCCCACAAAGTCGGATGAAGCCCCCACAAAGTCCGTCATGATCATCTCAACGACCTCGTTTCCGACCTGCACAATCGTCGGCTTTTCCGGCCCCTGGAACATACTCACGGCCAACGTGCTCCCTGAGACTGTGGCAGTGTAAGTGACCGCACTGCCCGCGTTGTCGAGCAACGAAGTCACCATCAATGCCACACCATCAGAGAGCATGTTAGTCATGTTTTCCCGATCAAATGTAAACGAATGTCAGAGTAGCGTGAGCCCCGACAAGACTCGTCAAAGTCCCTGCGATAACGATCGCCACCCGATCGCCCTTGGCGAATGTCAGCGTTGCGGCGGTGGCAATCAGCGTCCCGGCTGTGACCGTGTTGGCCACCGTCGTTGCGCTCATATCAATGGTGCCAGTGAGCAGGTTTGTTCCCGATCCCGGCGCTTGCGTCCCCGTGCATTTTGCGATCTGCAACGTCCCCGATGTTGACCCGGTTGCGTGAACGTAATCAACCGAAATCAGCCGCATTTTTCGCGGCACGATGTATGTCGAATGCGTGACCGCAGCGGTCCCAATCGTCTCGATAAACGAAAATAACTCGCTTTGCGGGGTTGTCGGCTGAAGTTGGGTAATTACCTCGCTGTCACCAGTTAGCGCGGCCGTGATCGCGAATCCCATTAGAGTGTTAGCCCCAATTGTGGATGTTGCGGCCCCGCTGGATGCAGTCCCGGTGACTGGCGACCCGGTCGCGTTCCAATAGACCGGATCGTTGATTGCGAACACACTAGTGTCTTTGGGGACGCGGAATTGCCCGCAATAAACGGCTGCTCCCTGATCCCCGCTGGCGATGTCGATTTCCGCAATTGTCACCAGTCCGTTAGTGACCGTGACGTCACCGCCTGTGACTGCACTGGCTGGGGTGTAATCGAGTTTGCCGTCTTCGCTCGTGTATCTGATTGCTGGCGATTGAGCCATGATTTTATCTTTCAGTTGAACTTATTTGAATTTAACATTACGCACTTAGGACGCAGTTATCAAGCCGCACCCTTGGACTTGACTCCGCCCAAATACTCTGCCTGATCCACGCCGAAATCGTGATAGCCTCGGAACTGGATGCCCAGCGTCGAGAAGTCAGCGTCGGCACTTTCGACCGTCGGCGTTTCGACCCCGTTGAGAAAACTCACCACGGTCGTCGGCAAATAGCCTGGCGAATTGAGCAGGTAAAACGCGGTCGTGCTGTAGCCGGTGTAAGTCGAGTCCGACAACTGCCACGCAACGACTGGCCGGTACTTCCCGGCGTAGATGTTTGACTCGCTGGTCTTGGTCATGCCCAAGTTTTGATTGCGGTACAATGCCTCAGCGATCGCCTCCAGTTCTGGCGGTACGAGCAGGATTTCTGGACGGCCCCCAGTCCCCGTTCGACCCACTGGGTTTGCGGTGTCGGCGTTGACTCGCTTTTTGCCGTCTGCTGTTGGCGATGTCATTTGCCGGAATTTCAGAACCGCAAGCCCCAGACCGACCCCGTCAGATCCAAGGTTGCTGGTTGCACCCGTCAAATAATTCGTGTTTCCGGTTGTGAAAAACGAACTGTTGTTCGTGAATTCGGTCCAAAAAACTTGGTTCAACTTTTTGGCTGAGCCTCGACCGATTCGGGCTCGCAGATCGTCGAACGCGCCCATGTCGTCGTTGATAATCATTGTGCGGGTAATTGCGAACATTTTTGCGTAAGTGTCAACCTGCCGGGTGTAGGTTTCCTCGCCCACTCCACCGTGGCGGATCTCACCTGCTGGCGACAGTTGCTCGTACGTCATGTCGTCGAGCAGCCGATAGCTGGTCGCTTGTTTGAAGTCGCTGACCGATTTCACGGCGGCGATTTCCCGCCACGCGGAATCTTCCTCCATGTAGCCAGTGAGCAACTCTTTGTTCGCGACGTTGCTCAGAATGTTGGGCACACTGACCGTTGAAAATCCGGTCGCTTGCAGCTCTTGACCGCTGGGGCAGGCAAACCGCAGCACGTCTCGCAAATTGCCCGTGTGAATTCCCTCGCCCGCGTTGGCGTGATAGCCGTTAGCCGATGCGGCCTGCAGCAGCATTTGCTTGAGTCCGATTCCCCGGCGAAACTGAGAGTGAGCGGCCTGCAGGATGGCGGGAGTAAAGTCTTTTTCGACCTCACGGGTTTTTCGCGTCATGCAAATCGCGGCCTCTAAAACCGTGGCCTGATCCAGATTGCTTTCGGCGGCGCGGAACGAGGTTGGTCGTGTTTTTGCAAGCGATGCTTGCAGCATTTCTAACTTGACTCGGTCCGTTGACCAGTTCTGTTCAATGGCTGTTGCGGCGATCGTCGGGTTGCCAGCGGCGGCGGCTTGGATCTCGGCGACCCGGCGAAGATTTGCGGCGATTTCTCGGTTTTGCGCGGCGAGCGCGGCTTTCAAATTCATCATTGCACCTGCGGCCATTGGCGGCTCTTCTTTTGGTTTTTCTCCGGCTGGCATGTCATCCATCGTCGCGGCGGCTGGCGTTGGCTTTGCTGTTGCGGCGTCGTAAGCCATGCTCAGCACGGCGCGGTTCTCATCGCTCAGGCTTGCCGCGGCAATCCCGAGACTTTCAAGCCATTCTTCAAAAGACGGCATATAATTTCCCTTCATGGCTGCGGCTGCAGCAAGATTTACCGAAGTCGTCGAGTCGGCACCAACCGGTAACACGCTCGTCTCTCTCAGTGATGCGGATCGTGCGACAATGCACGGCCCCGTAAATGATTGACCGTTGACCTGGACTGTTTGTCCGGGCTCGATCTCGACTGAATCTGTGACCATGGCCCCGATTGAGGCTTGCCACGTGTGCCCGGCGGCGGCTTGTGCGATTACTTGGCGGCAAATCTCGCTTTGGCCGGTAACGAGCCCCGAAATTACGAGGGTTTTGCGGTCGTTTTTGATTGAATCCGTCAGCCCCAGCGTGGCTTCGACGGTTTTTTTGTGGTCGAGTAGGATCGGAATCTGATGGTCTGAAACCAGTCCCGCCAGATCGATGATTACCGGGTATGGAAAGCCATCGACATTGAGCAGCCCGCCCGAATACGCGAGAATTTTGAACCGTTTTTGTCCAGTTTTTGGCGCGTTTTCGGCTGCGTTGAGCTCGATTGCTGCTGTGAAATTGAGTTTTTTCATTGTGGTGCCACCTGCGGGAATTTGGCTTGTGCTGGTTGCGGCGGAACTGGCTGCGGCGTTAGTCCAAAAGTTTGGTCAAACACCGCTTTCTTGTAGTCCGTCACCTCAACGCCCCACGCTGCGGCGGAACTGGCGGCTTCGGTTTCCCAGTCCATCCCGTTTTCGGAATAGACCTGGGAGATAGAACATTGACCCGTTGAGATTCGCTGGGCGTTGGTCGATACGGTGTCCGCTGGATCGATGTCTGGCAGTGGCGGCCAGTTCCACTCGTGCCTGATTTGGTCGATGGGCGGCCCACCCGTGAGCAAACCCGGCACGAAGACAGCAGCTTCGAGAAACCACTGGAATACCGGCTCAGCAATCGTTAGCTCAAAGTGATTTTGTTCGGTCTCAACTTCTGGTCGCCATACGTTTCGGATGTCGCCTTTATAGCTCGAAAAGTTGCTGTTCTTGGCGGTCCCGGCAGCCAATGCGTACGGCATGTTCGTGCAGCGACAAAACGACATTAACGCCTGCCCTTGGAACATCTCGTAGAGCGGCCCCGGTTGTTTCGGCTCGATCTGACCGAGATCCCATCCCTCAGGAATCACCGTCAGCATGTTGCGAGCCAACTCCATTTCGGCGAAGTCTGTCGG